CTTTACCTGCTGCTTCAGCTTGTGCTTTCATATCTAGTAATGAAGATTTAGATTTACCTTTAGCTTCATCGTGAGTCATACCTTGTTGTCTGCCTTCTAAATACCTAACTCCTCTAGCAGCTCCTGCTTCCCATAAGTTTTGGAATCCTAGGAATAAACCACGTGATGCACCTTTTGCTTTTTCTTTAACACTGATAGCTTCACGTAATTTAGAAAAACCATTCTGTTCTTTAGCTAAAGATTCTTTTAAAACTATTTGTCCTAATCTAGGGTCATTATCACTAATACCTAACTTGACTGCACCTACTAATGAACCTTTACTTATTGTTGGATATTTTTTAACAATAGCTGAAGCTTGGTTAGCCATAGCTTGTGTAGCTTGTGTTGGTGCAACAGATTTTTGTATCGCTCTTTCTGTAGCAGAATCATCTGCAAAAGAAGCTGCATCAAAGGTACTGTATGCCATGTTACCCTTTTAATAAATTAGCTAGTAAAGGGTCACCTGTTAGGTCAAAAAATTTCTGTATTAATTCTTCTGTAGATTCTGTTGGTCCTTGTGAACCTACTCCTGGACCAAAGTCCAGTCCATCTTCTACTGGTCGTAATGGTTGGTCAGTAGGTGCAAACACACTACTTTGTAAAGCACCACCTAAGTTTTGTCCTGGCGTTGGAGCAGCTGTAGGTGTCTCTTGACCTAAGTTTAAATTCTTAACTTCATTATTTAATTCTTTTAATGGACCTTTTTCTCCATAAGTCATTCGAGATTGGTCAATTACATTTTGAGATGCTGGAGGTATTGCTGCGTTTCTTTTAGTAATCCTGGTCGCCATCTTCATCCTCCTCATACTCTTCTAAAAAAATTGGTTCTGATATTACAAAAAATTGTCTAGGCATGTGTTGTTGTGCGATAGTACGCAAGATGTGTTGTCTTTTAATATAATCTTCTAGGATTATGTCATCACATTCTTCATCAACTTCTGCTAGATGGGTACAAACAATCTCTTCAAATAAATCAAGCATTGCCCATCATTCCTAAAGCTTGTTGTATAGAAGGTGCGGGACCAGTGGTGGCTGGACCCATACCTTCAATCATTGCTGTCTCTTCCTGCGGAATCTCTGGTTCTTCAGCTGTAAAAAATTTATCTAATATGTTTTGCATATTCTCTGGGTTTTTTCTTATCTGTACTACAGCCATGATAGCTTTCTGGTCACCTTGACTTGCTTGTGCCATAAGCGTATCTTCTAAAACTTTATCCATCTTTTCTTTTGTTATTCTCTCATTAACTCTTACAAGATTATCTAAACCATCTAGGTTCTCTTGTAATGTTTGTGTGTCAATAACTCCAGAACTAAGTAGTTGCAGCCCTGTAACTATCTTCTGTGGTTCATCATATCCAGCCATAGCTCCATACACTCTTCGTGTCTTATAAGATTTTTGTATGTCTTTAACTGGTTCGTATGTTTCTGAAAAGAATTTATTATCTCTATAACCAGAAAGTTCTTTAGTCATACCACCATACATTACTTCATCCCACTCAAGTCTTTTAGCATCTATCTGTTCTATAGCATCAGCCATAATGGTGTGATACTCTCTAATCATTAGAGACATAGATGCACCTAACTCTTCAAGTCCTCTACCAGTAGCAAAGCTGACTGGAGATTGTGAGTCATCAGTAGCAGGATAAGAAGCACCAACACGAAGTTGTCGTTCTATTCTGTCTATCTGTTGAAATAATTGATAAGGCATATTAGATGCTGGTTTTGAAATCTGACTTCCTGGAGAGAAGTAGTTGACTGCGAATCTACCTTTTTTGTATTGTCCAGATTCTAATTCTCCAGTTATGTTTGTCTCTGTAAATACTGCATCTTCCATAGCGATAATGCTCATAACATTAATCTTTGCCATAGATGCCATTAAACCTATAATCTGGTCGTACTGTCCTTGCAGCTGGTCGAAAGAAAATTTCTTTGCTACAACGAAAGCAGGACCACTTCCTAGTGGGTTTGGTATAAAATCTAATACTGTACTAGATGACATGTGGAATACATACGTGCCTTCTTCATTATAATATTCAGCTACTAAGTCACCTTGTCCATTAGAGTTTGCCCAAGAACCATTGTATGAATCTGTATAAGGAGAAGCATAAGCACTTCCTATATTAATTTGATTAGGGACATCCTTCATAATTTTATCTTTATATGCTGGATAAACTCTAGCTAAAGAATCTTTAGGTACTCTTCTAACAATAGACATGTCTTTAGGTTGTTGGTCTGCACCAAAGTAACCTGGAAAACAGTTGTATGGGTCTCGTAGTTCAGCTACTGGATAAGGGGTTCCATTAGCATCTTTCTTTTCTTTGATTACCCATACAGCGTAGCCATAACCTGGTAACCATCTACCAACTTGTGGCATTTGCAAATCTAATCTTTGTACATCATCGTACGCAGTTATAATTCTGCCTATCTTTTCAGCTTTGTTTCTTGCACGTTCTGAATCTTTATTGTTAGGTACATCTATTTTTAAGTTAGGTATTCTTCCTATCTTCTGTGCTAAATGCTCTAAACCAGAACTCATAAGGTTAGGCATTGGTACTTGCCAATCTTCAAAACCTTTTAGCTGGTCACCTAGTAACGCAAGTATTCCATTGGGTCCACCATTCATGATTGAACGAATACGACCACGCATTGCATAACCATCTTGGTTATCATAATGTAACTGTGTTATCTTATCGTATAAAGCTGATTCATTCATATTTTTACCATGGTGCTGTGTTCATATTACTAATATCAACATTGCCATAACTCGGTGTATATTCATGCGCCATGTCAGCAACAAATTCTTTTTGTAATCTTCTTACAATCTTAATTGGGAACCAACTTGCCATAACTATATCCGACTTATATCCTTTACTACTTGCCTTGCTAGCAGCATTTGAAAAATACAAAAGCTGCCTACGATATATATTACTCTTATTTTGCGAATCTGCACTACCATAAGGTAAATTTACTTTACCCTTATCAAAAAGTTCACTCATAGAACCTACGCCAAAGTATGGGTCAAATTTATTTTTTTGTGTCTGGTGTCCTTCTAAGTGTATGCCTTTAGCTGCAGTCCACTCTTTTAATTCTCTATCTTGTCGGATGGCACGCTGAAAACCATTCTCTTCAATAATCCAATGTGAGCAATGATATTTCTTGTACCACTCTTTAATTGTTTTAAATGCTTGGGGTATGCCGCCACCTTTAGTATTTTCTATATCTACCATGTACAGTTTGCCTTCTTCAACATTAAATGCCCATAAGAATGCTGCCTGGTATCCAGTTGCTGCTGGGTCAAGTCCCGCTATCAATCTACATCCAGCGGGTACATGCCCAATACTTCTTGACTCATCACGTGAAGCATCAAGTGATTCTACTTTAAACATCTGCAGCCCTTCGGAGAATGGTCGGTTAAGATATACCATTTCAAATATAGCTAACCCACCAGTCGTTTGTGCATTCCTTCTTTGTGACATAAGCCATTTGTAACTTCTTTTGCTAGCCCAAAGCATGTGTTTCTTGTGGTCTTTATCTAGTCCAGAATCAATAGGTATCTCTAAACTATGTGCAGATTCAATTATCTTTTTCCATTCATCGTTATCAATTAACGAATTATATAAATCATCTGGGTGTTGCCTAGAGCCAATAACAACAATAGCTGTATGTTCTTCTTTACGTGATGATAGAGTTGTAGTCCACCATCGTTTAGTCTGCTCTCTTGAACTAGGTTGTATTGTTGTGGAATGGTCCTCAATGTCATCTGCAATAATCAAGTCACAGTCACGTGAAAGAATCTTGCCACCTTTACCTACAGCCACCATTGTCGGTGATTTAATACCAGTCACTGTCCTGGTCTTAACTGTAAACTGTCCAGAACTCCAAGTTTTACCAGTTCTACTTTTAGGTTTAAATGTTTCTCCTGGTCCACAAAAATCTTGTATCAGCTGTTCGTTATTTTCTAAGTGGTCCAATACAGAACCTACAGCATTCTTAGATATATCTTCGTTACCACCTACCCACATAATTCTAATGTTAGGTGCTTTACATATCTGCCATACAGCAAAGTGTGTAAGTAAATCAGTTTTACCATGTCGAGGAGGTGAGAGAATCATAAGCTGTTCACCTTTATCAATAGACTTTAAAATATTTTTAATCCAGTTCTTATGGAACTTAGCGGTTTCGTAAGGTTGTCCAGTCTCTGTTAAGAAGTATCTATTTCTAAACTCTTCAAAAGATTCTAAAGATTTTCTAGCTTCTTCTGGTACATCCCAATCTTCTCTAGCTTCATGTACTGCTTTATCTTCTCTGTATGCAAGCAGCATCCTGGCAACAACACTTTGGTCAATGCCCATATCTTCTGCTACAAACTTCTGTGTAATGATGCCTTCTAAGACTTCTTCTGCATAATCTTCTACAAAAGACATGTAATGTTCACCACGACTAGCTCTACTGTTTGGGGATGTAGCTAACTTCGTAGTTTCTTTTTTCTTTTTATTTCTTGCCCTGGCGTTAGCAGCTTTAGTACATTGCAGCTTGCAGTACTTTTGTCTGCCATGTTGTTGTTTAAATTTATCTCCACAGTGCGGACATGCAACTGTTTTAAGATTAGCCATTACTTCTTTTTTTTCTTTTTAGGAAATCCAGCTTTCATATTTGCATAAGCTTTAGGACTGATAGTAGATTTCTTTTTAGACCTACTGGTCCCAGCTTTTTTTCTTTTATTTATATTATGATACAAACCTTTTTTAGCTGCCATAACTTCTCCTTACCAAGCTTTGCAAGACCAATATCTTGCTGTTGTTTTATCTTTAGCTGTGCTGCATTTATGTCTAGCACGAAAAGAAGCCCTAGCTCCAGGGTTATTCTTTCTTATAGCCATGTTAGGGTCACCAAACATAATCTTTTTAACTTTGCCATTTTTCATAACAAATACTTTGGACTTCTTACGCCCATAGCCAGGTTCCCCTTTACGAATAGCACTAGGTGAATTTAACTTCACTTTCATGCCACGAAATTCAGCCACGTTACTTTTTTTTCTTCTTTTTACCAGGTTTCATTTTGGTATATTTTTTTGTGCTTTTAGGCATTTTTTACTCCTCTATACTTATACTATGGCAGATTTTATACAAGGTAACAAGTACCCTAACTCAAAAAAGAATATGCAGTTTCAAAAAAATAGAATCTGTGTACATTCTGCTTGTACTACCATACTATCGCAATACAATAAATATAAATACTGTCATAAACATAAACCTACAGTGTATCCAAGAATCAAGGGTAGAAACCCCGACACTACCAAACAAGAACCCCTGGGGTAAAAAATTTTTTTATTCGCTGTTATAAATGCCATCATGGAGAATATCCCATACCTCATCTAGTAAAGTATAGAGTTTTGTGTACATTTGTTCGTTAGTAACGTTTGTGTCAATAGCGAACTGCACCTCCTCCACTTGTTTTAATATTGTTTTTATTTTGTCCATACTGTATCTATAGAACAAGAGTTTTTTATTTAAGGTATTTGTTTTTAAACTCAATGAACCTATTTGCACAATCTAAACAAACAGCTTTGAAATGATTAGTTATTACTTGCTCACAAACAACACAATTTTTTTCTTTCATATAATACTATATAGGGGAAAAGTTTTTAATATTATGAAGAAGTTGTAATTAATATTCCTCTATGATAAAGTTATCACACACAAACAGCAAGGACCAAGTAATTAGATACAGGTAAAGTGGACATCGGGAGTACGAAAGTCTCACCTTACAGCCAGTAAGACCAACTAGAAAGACAAGTGAGATACCCAAGGTCTAAGGAAACATCCTAGCTTATAAAAGATTATATAAAAACAATAGCCCGCTACATCCTAAAGACCCCCCAGTAGAATAAAGAACATAATGAAATGCAAGAAGTGTAAGCGTACATTAAAGCGTGTTAACGATAACTTAGCTTACTGTGATAACTCACCTAATGTGTGTACCTTATCTACAAAAACTATAGACATACACAACATATAGTACCACTACATCTAGTAGCACTATATATAGTAATTAATTGGCATTAAATAAATCTAGTGTTACGAATACGAATACCACCCCCTCAAATTAGCATTCCCATTGCTTGTCCTATAATCTGTAATATGTTGCGTTAGAGGGTTTATGTTTCCTAGGGTTTAGACTTAAAAGCCCTGTTTCACTACTTATTAGATAGTATGTCTAAAAGTACCCCAGTTATTTTTCTAAATGGATATGGCATGGGCTGGATTGCTAAGGATTGTTAGATAACACTGAATAAAAAATATTTAAAATACTTGTAACCTTTTGTAACTGCATAGAGTCAAAGCAGTATGAAACAAACAAATACAATTACATTCATGATAGGTGCAAGCGGGAGCGGTAAGTCTGCCCATGTTGCTAAGGAAGCAGCAAGGACTAATGCGTTCGTGATTGACCCCGATGAAATCAAGGCGAAACTAAACAAGGACCAACCACTGTCAAAAGATGTCAACGCGGAGCTGCACCCAGCAGCCAGCGACATTGCAGCAAAAATGCTCGAAGCGTATTTTAATAATACTGAAGCATTCAAAGATAATTACAGCTGCAACAATGTCATATTTGATAATCGTGGTAAGTCACCAATAAAAGTACTGAAGAGGATACAAGCAGCAAAAGAAGCTGGACTAGCTGTAAAGGTTATATACGTAGAAGTAGAACTCCTTAATTGCTTAATCAATGTATTCATTAGGAATCTTAAAAGCAATAGGGCGATGTATCTTCAAGAAGTAATTAACGCTTATGATTCCATGAAGATATCAGTTGCAATATGCAGGATGCTGCACGTTACAGGAATCATTGAGATGCAAACAGTGCAAGGATACAGAAGAATAAAATCAAAAAGAATATGTAACCTTCTCAAAGTCGGGAGGGTCTAAACAATATGAAGGGACAAGATATGAAAACTATTCAAGAAATACAGAAGGACTGGGCAGGCGCATTCGATACAGTCAAGCTATCAAGCGGGGAGATTGTAGAGGGCAAAGCAGCATTCGAGATTTACATAGAGGAAGGGCTAACAGTTTATCAAGCGCTTAGTAAAACACTAAGAGAATTTATCAGCGGTAAAGAGATATATAAATACTGCTTCGAGAATTTCATTCCAACAAATCCAATCAAGAAGGAGGTCAAATAATGGGAGCAGGTAATTGTTACCCAGCTGCATGGAATGCAATCAACACGACAAAGATAAAGAACGATGATTGGGTCGTGGTCCATGCACTGCGAGATATATTTAAGGGTGCTAATCACTTCGGTGGGCATGCGTTCTTATTAAACAAGAAAACAAATACTGTTTACGATGACTGCATCAGCGCTAAATATATTGATGGTTCTGTTGATGGTGTTGTTGATGGGATGCCATTCGATGAGTATGTAGAGAAAACATTCGTAGTAACAGAGGGTGAGTATGTTTACAAAGAATATACTAGAAAAGAATTAAACAAAGAGACTGCAAAGGATATGGTTCACATGCCATTTGATTTAGCTAAAGAACAATGGAGCATGAAGCCAAAAGAATTTGCTAAGAGATTCCCAGGGTATGAGAGCTGGGTAGATTACATGGAGAATTATTTTCAACCAACATTCGAGCCGCACTGGGTCAAGCTGCGTGAGATGCACAAAGCAGATGAAGCTAAGAAAAAAAAGGTGTAACCTATTTCAAATTTAAATAGTCTAAGTTACGTGAAGGAAGGAAAACAAATGGAAGAAAAAGAAATTGTTTGGGTAGATATATTCGGCAATGAAGTTAAGAGAGATGTGTATCAGATAACTGGTGCAGGTGCAGACACTATGAAATATAAAGAGGAGCTTAAGTAATGATACAAATTACAATCGATACAAACAACGCAGCGTTCGAGGATGCCTTCCACTATGAAGTAGGAACCATCCTAGATAAAGCTGCGAAACTTATTTACAAAGTTGAAGAAGGAGGATTTGAAGTTCTCAAATTAAAAGATACTAATGGAAACACTGTTGCAACAGTAGAACTGGATGGTAAGTAATGAGTTATTGCAGATACAATATTCATGTAAATATATGTAGATGTGGGGGATTATATAAACGTGTAACCAATAATGAGTTGGTCGAGTCTAAGTAGTGATGATAAAAAAGGAAGGTAAACAATGAGTGCGCAAGGGATATTCATTCTTGATGGGATGGACTCAAGACCTAAGAGCAAGAAGCAATTAAAAGAATTAGTTGCTGCTGGTAGGTTAGATATGATTGCATTAGAACAAGTCAGTATGTATGGCGAACAGTTCGAGGGCAGACTAACTAAAGAAGCATTAGAAAAACATGGAGATATAACTTTTGTTGGACCAAGTCCATATAGCAAGAGAGATTTCTTCGGTAAGTTTTTCATTAACAAGAAGGGTGAAGTCAGTGTCAGTTAAAGATTGGGAGATTGAATTTATATACGATGATAGCGGCAGGTTTATTAAAACAGAGCGTGTTGAGTTAGACAAAGAGGAGAAATAATGACAGAACAACAAGTGATACAACAATTATGGATGTGCTTGCTAAGAGGTTACACCTATGATGAAGCACAATTACACATAAAATCATACAGTGAAGGCATGACAACAGAACGTAAAGTTGTAGTTGTTGAGAATAAAGAGTAACCATAATTAAATTATTAAGTCTAAACAATATGAAGGAAGGAAACTAAATGGATAACTTAATCGGACAAAGTTACAAAGAGTTCTTGTCAACTCATAAAGATTATGAGAAAGCAGAACAACACTATACAAATTTAACTAATGAAGAAGCAATCGTGTTTGTTCACAAAAAGAAAATGATTGCTACTGCATTCAGTGGTAAGAAAGCAACACAAGACTGGAGCTATAGATTCAGAGATGAGAGAGAGCGCAGAAAATATATCCAAGATTATTTTGTTAAGTGCAAGCAAGCACAAGAACTAAAGATAGAGAGAGCAGCTGCAAGAATCAACAAGAAGAGAGAGTTCTTTGCATCAATTAAAGAGGGTGACATCTTTGTTGATAGCTGGGGTTACGACCAGACCAACGTTGATTATTATGTAGTAACTAAAAAACTAAAAGCATCTATCAAGGTAAGACAGATAGGAAAAATTGTAGAGTATGGGTCACATGGTGCAAACAAAGTAACACCAAATCCATTGCATTACTTATCATCTGGTGAAGAGATGAACAAGATTCCACAAGATGGACACATAAAAATAGATGGATACAGATACGCTGTGTTATGGGATGGAGTTCCAAACCATGAGACTGCAGCAGGATGGGGACATTAAATGATATTAAAAGATGTTATAGAACATTTCTATAATGGCAGTGATAGGATTATCAGTGCAAGATATGAAGGTGAAGAAGAAAGATATCTCTTTTTTAATGGGGTGCAATTTACTAAAGAAGAAGAAGCATTCTATAGAAAAGTTAATTACCCTTTACCAATTATAGATACATACGAACTTATAAGAAAGAACTCAGCACCTTGTCCTAGTTGTGGTGCAAGGTAGAAAGGATATTGTTTTGAAAAGTGTAGAAGGATTTATAATACTCACCATGTTCACTGCGTACATTACCTATTTGTTTGTAGGATTGTACACAATCTATGGAAACTGGAGAGAGTTAAGACATGCTAGAAAACAACAAGACTTATTAAATTAAGTTGTGTATAATATACACTAAAGAATGTATAAGGAGGTTACGTTGTCAAGTATATGTTATAGCTGCGGCAGACATACACAGATAATAAATGCCAGGCATGTTTGTTTAAATACTTTGTGCAATATGTATCTAAAAGCACAAGTAAAACAGCCAGTAAATGTGTAACTAAATAAAATTAAAAGAGTCTAAATATTAAAGGAAGGAATACTATGAGTGACCCTATATGGGATGATGACAGTCTAAACAAATTGATTGCTGACATGGGTAGTGGAGATATCTCTATCGATAATTCAGTCAAAGAGTTTATTCAAGACCAAGTCAAACAAGGCAAGATGGGTAAGAGGAACCGAAGTGTTTGTAGTGAATGCGGTGTCAAAGTACCTAGAGTAGCCAAGACTAAACTATGCACTAAATGTTTCATAGATGTGTTTGAACTATGAGTCAACCAAGTTATGAAGAGCTAATGTTAAAAGAACTTATGGAACTATCTACCAAGATGAAGGAAGATACAGGCATAAGAAATACAATGATAACTTATCTCTTTAATAAAAGAAATGAAACCAAGATGACAGCTTCAGTGATTGCTAGCAGCGCTGGTATATCCAGGAAGCATGTATATACAATAGCGAAAGAGAAAGGTATAAAGAATGGCGTACAATCTTAACGACTACTTAGAAGTAGAAGATAGACTAGATGCTTTTTATAAAGCACACCCCGAAGGTAGAGTCTGGACTGAACCAGTAAAAATATCTGATGATGGAACCATGATAATAGTTCATGCTTATGTGTATGAACATAAAGAGGACATCAATCCAGTAAGCACTGGACTAGCCCAGGAGTACAAGGGACAGAATGGTGCTAATAAAAACAGTTGGGTAGAGAACTGCGAGACATCAGCAATAGGTAGAGCATTAGCTAACTGGAAGTTCCAGGGTTCAGCCAAGAGACCAAGCAGACAAGAGATGGAGAAGGCAACAGGAGATGATTCAGTTGTACCTAAGCCAGCAGCTGCACCTAAAAAAAAAGATACAACACAACAGACAATGACATCCCCTTCTAAAGATGATATGGGTGCCATCATCCTAGATATGTGTGGTAAAGACAAGAACTTTGCAACAAGAACATGGGACTTTACTGTTGCAAGAATGAACCTTAAGACTGGTACACCAGAGAAGGTGACTGACTACACAGAAGAGGACCAAAAAGAATTTATAACAGTTGCTTCTGATTATATTAAGAAGCATAAGGAAGAGTTCGCTGCAAGAGAAGGCAACTCGGATGTTGTAAACCGCATCATTGAAAATCTTGATGATGTACAAGAGATAGAAAAATCTAACACAGATGATGTGGTAGTAGTAGGAGAAGATGATATGGGAGAGATACCAGATGGACCATGGAAACAGAATCCAATTAGTGGTGGACAAGTAAGCTTCATCGAGACCTTAATCAATCAAGCTATTGATAAAGGTAAAGATGACCTAGCTGCAGAGGCAAAGCAGTTCCTTAATAGCGGGACAGGCACACAAGGAGATGCTTCAACTTGGATAGACAAACTAAAGAATGTCTAGTCCAGCAGCATTAAGTCAGAAGCGAGTCAAGGAGCCATCCAAAGACTCGCAATCTGGCAAGATATTAGAAGAGCTTAAAGCAATACGTAGAGTAGGTGGCGATTGGTTATGCGCTATTACATTTCAGAAGATGTTTATACCTACGTACTCACAAAGAGTAAGAGACTTAAGAAAGATGGGACACACAATACATAGTCGCCCATGTAATGACCACGAATGGTGGGACCATCAACACAGTGGACAAGTAGCTATGTATATGTATGAACCACCGAGTAACCTTTTTGTTATGTCAGAGTCTAAGTAAGGAAAGGAAATTATGCCACAATTAAAAGATGCGACTGATTTAGAATTGCTGCAAGAGATACTATCAAGGAAAACCAAAGAAGGTTCTCCAGTATTTAAAGAGCATACAATAATTCAGAAGGACCAATCATTACAGCTGCTAGGTATTATGGCTGCTGTGGAGATTACATTAGGTAAAGTTAAACCAGTACAAGAGGAGGAGTAGTCATGGTATTGGACATGTTAATAGAAGATGCTATAAAAGAATCTCCTATGTGGGAGGTTAACAATCCCAGGGTCCATGCTATTGCTAGAAATCTTATGCTGATGGTTACCAATTCAAATACTATTGAGCAAGAGGTAAGCCATGAAGTATGCGGATACTTACTAGGTTTAATCAATGCCTATGGTGACCCTAAGTTTCAAGAACCTATTGGTAATTATGAGGAGGAGAATGTCTAAACAAAATTACGATGCTCTTATAGAAAGACTAGAAAAAATTTCACAAAAATATCCACAAAAAGGATTAGCTGGTGGAATGCCTACTGATAAAGAGGAGGAAGAGTAATGGCTAATCCATTCGATGGACCAGCCATTGATATAAACTCATCAGAGTTTTTTGATATGGTATCTAAAGTTATGATTAATAAACATAACGACCCCGAAGAGGACTTTGATTTGTCCGATGGGTAACATTGCTGAACTCTATTGCAAACTATGTAAAGATATAAAACCTATAGATGGTGACACAGAGACATGTTATGACTGCAACAGAGGAGACATTTAACTTAGCTTCCTTTCGTAGCTAAGTAAGAAGAGACCTACACTATTGCCCTGGTGTAGGTTTTCTTTATACAATCTTTAAATTATCCCAGCCCTTTTTATTTATAGTGAATGTTAGTACACCTGGATGGGACCAGAGACCGCTGCGTGCTGTGAAGTCTAAGCTTTTATCTAAGCTAGGTGCCTGGAACCAAGTCCTATCACCTTGCTGCTTCGCTCTGAAGTGATGGTAGTGTGCAGTAATAAGTATCTGTGCATCCTTAGCTGGTAAGAATCCATACATCTGACCTTTCCACCAGTTCTCTATCTTAGCTTCTGCGTTCCCGCCGCCACCAGACATGTGTCCATGAGTCCAAGCACATGGTATATTTTTGATGGTCATAACCTGGTGAAATCCTTTAGGTATTATTACTTCTACCTTCTTGTATCTATCTGGATTAGCTGCCATTATCTCACGACAAATCTCAAGGTGCATAGTGTCAGTGTTATCTAATCTACTGGTAGCAACTTGACCCTTGCTGGTCCTGCTTGCCTCACCATGGTTACCTGGAGCGCCTGCCAAAATTAATTTATCAGCATGCGGCAAGAATGTCTCAACAGTTTTCATCATCATGCTTCTTGCTAATGCGTATTGCTCAATAAGATTTAACTCTACACTATGTGGTTGGCTCTCGTAGAAAAAAGGTGTACAGTTTTCGGTAAGGTCACCTAATCCTATCATGTAAATCTCATCTATCTTTACACCAGACTTACGTAGCTCTTTGATTCTATTCACTGCATCTTGCAGCGCTATGTCATATCTCTTGATTGTGTTCTCAACTCCATAGTCCTTCTTGCCCAGCTGCCAGTCACTCATAAAGAAACAGAATGCTGTATCACCTCCGAATGTTTTGGGTTTAAGCGGCGGTCTTTTCTTTGCTTGTTTAAATAACTCTTTAAAGTATTTATCTTGACCTGGATTTTTCTTTTTAACTACACCTTTAAATGCAAAGAAGGTTTCAACTGTTCCACCTTTAAGTTGTGTGTTCCAAGATGATGCACGAACTGAACCATCTATCTGATATTTTTCTGGGTCAAATCCCCAGTCTCGAAGTATGTCATCAAACTTTTCTCTAAAGTTTGGGTCAGTGCCTACATGAGTAAGCTCACCATGTCCTGTTGTTTCACTGATATCATAACCTGGTTTCCAGCCAGACTTATAAAAGTTATTACCCCATTCTTCTGGAATATTTACTATATTAACCTCCCTGTTGTGTTTATTATACACAAATAAATGGAGAGATTCTTAGCTTATTTTTTTCTTTGCGTATGTCTTGATTACTGCAAGTGCAGCTCCACCACCAGCTAATGCAGCTAACTCTAATGTATTTGCATCAACAGATATCAAGGGCGCAACAACTAAAGCTCCAAGGAATGCTTCAACGAAAGTCCATATAGTTCTTTCAAGCATATCTTTTAAGTCTTCACTCATCTTATACTCCCACGAATCGGACCAAGGTGTCCACCATACATCCTTCTTGAATGTACCATCTTGATTTCTTTTTCTTTTAAATCTTTCAAACATTATGTTATTAATCTACCTTTAATCATAGCATTAGTCTTAATGACATTACCATTAATCTCTTGTAACTTTTCATATACGCTATCAGCTAGTATCATGTGGTCTTTAGCTTTGTTATCTTCACCATTAAGGTTTATCTTTGTATATTCTATGGTGACATCATCACCTTTAAGTATTGCACCAGACACTTTAGGATATAGTTTCTTGTAAGCGTTAGCACTACTTCCAACCATACCATTAAAGTTTACATCTAAGTCTTGTTGTGAGTCACCAATTATCAAACATCCGCTGGTATGCTCATCACTATTCCCTTGATGAATTAATATATATTCAAATCCTGGTACATCTTCTAACCACAACATCCCACGATGGAAGGTAGGATATTTCTTGGTATAACGTGTATTAAATGACCCAACTGTTCTAAGTTTAATTTTGTATGTGCCTTCTGGTATGCAGGTTTCGTGCATTACTTTGACTGCTTGGTATTGGTCCTCTAAAGTATAACACTCAAACTTACCATCAATAAACAGCATCCCATTAGTTGCATCCTTACCAAATTGTGTCCTAACTACTTGCAGTTTCACAGTGTTCACTCCCATACTTACAGTTACATATAGTTATATTAGTATAGTCATTGTCAGCTAGATATGTTCTGCATTTAATGTCCATGACCAGCTGCTTCTAAATAAGCTAGTCGAGATTTCAAATCGTTAAGTTCCCACATATTATTGTTAACACTTTGTATTTGTGTTTCTACTCTAGTCAAAGAATCATTAAGGTCTTGATACTCCCACTTTTCTAGTAAGTAATATCTATCTAAATCAAACCCACCATCTCTAACTGTTTGCTCTAAGTTATATAAGTTAGCTTGTAAGGTAGCCATCTCTTCATTAAACCTACCGACATTCTGTGCAGCCATCTCTAATGATTGTATCTTCTCATACAGTACAGCTATATCATTCTGTACATAAGTGCTATCTTTAAGGGTTACAAATTCATACTCAATGTTATTCATCCTGTCATCAATTCCTGTAAGAGTTATAAGTACAGCGTTAAGAGATTGAATACCTGCACCAACAGAGGACATAAGAGCTATACCTGTTACGACTAAACCTAGATTATCTTTAAGTTTTTTAAACACTACTTACCTATCGGACAAGTGTTGCACATACCAGTACATAAACCACAAATCATTTAGCCACCTATCTTCCAGATTATCTCTGTAATCTCTGAATCAATATTTTGTATGATGTTCAATACATCACTAAGTTTGCTGTTTGAATTTATAACTTCTACTTGTAAGGCAGTAACTTCTTGTTGTAAATCATTGACTGTTTTAAATAACCAACCAACAAGAGCAGCTAAACCACCTTGTAATACTTGACTTAAATTTACTTGTGCTTTCATATATCCCTACATACTTAGACTACCAACAATTAATATAACTGTGGCAACCAATCCCAATACTTTATAAAATTCTGATTTATCTAACTTCTCATCTAGCTTCTTATCTATGTCATCTAACTTATCAAATATCATTTGATTCAATTCTTTCTGTGTAAAGCCATTGGAAGCTGTCATTATGGAAGGTCATCTTGTGTTAAGAAATCCCAGTCCTCATCAAAGTCGTGGGCAAGGATTAAAGTTTCAGCTGTTGCAAGATACTTAATAAACTTGTACATTTCTTTGCAACAATAGCCGACAATAAATCCTATTAAATAATCCATACTATGAATTTTATCATAGGTTTATTTATTAAGAAGGTTTAGGGTTATCAGATTTTACTTGTGCAATGTGGTCAGCCCAGGTAGTTGTACCATTGACACCATCCCAGTACTGCATATCTAGTTGTTCTTGTACAGAACCATACGCTTCTTGCCTAGCTTGTATGTAACCAAACTGTTGGTCATACCATTTATCGTTACCTAAATCAATTTTAGCTTGTGCATAATCAGCATCAGTAAACTCTAGTCTTTCGTTATTAACTAGCTTATATAAAGGTTTAGCATCTTCAATCTCTTGGTCTGCTAACGCTTGTAGTTCTTCTTGTGTTGCCATATCTCTCCTATCTTACCATACTAACTTGATAATTTATACATTGTAAAAGTACCACTTGCTATAGTGCCACTGTTTGGATAAAACCTTAAACCATTTACTTGACTATTGCTAGTAAACACTGCTGCACCCTGGTTGCCTATTGTCAAAGCTGTGTGCGATAACTGTACATTTTCTGCTGTGAGATATGTATATTGATTGCTGTCATTTGCGTTGTATAAATAAATAATTCCATTCATTTGTTCTCCTGTACTGTTACCTACAGCAGTTGTTAAATCATAATAAGTTTCATTAGTATTTGCTTGATTACTATAAGTTGTATCAGTTCTTATAGATAAAAAAGCTCTATCATAATTTGCAGTTGTATTGAGTGTTGAACTTTCTAAAACTCTTGCTCTTAAATCTGCTGCGTCAGAAGTAGGTATATATCCATTGACTACAATCATATAAACATCATCAGTAGTCGTGCCAATTAAATCTACATAAGCTGTTGAGCTTGTTACTGTATTTGTTGCTACTTGTACTAATCCCATTAACCGACTTTCAACCCATAAGTTCTAAAGGTGCCTGTGTTTATATTGTAGTTATCTCTGTTGATAAAAGAATAACCTGTAATACTAGATTGTTGTCTTAAAATTCCTATACCTTTAGACATATGAGGAATTTCTGTAGTAGATGGATAAGACATCCTTCCAGAACTTTGTTGTACTTGGAATGTATAAGTATCTGATTGAAATGGATTGAATACCCACATTATCATATTTCCATTACCATTTTGTGAACCATTATCGTGATACAATATTGCAATTTCATTTCTACCAGCACCACCAATATTAAGATAAGTTCCACTAAAATTTCTTGCAAATAACATTTCGCTATCATAAGTTGTATCTGTAACAACACTGTCACTAGAGTTTATTAATTGCATATCCATAGAGTTATTTTCTCTTTGAGTACCAGCCAATGTATCAGTGACTTGAATGCAATAAGTATCGTAATCAGCAGAAAATACATTTGTAATGTTTATTCTATTTGCTGGTGTTCCAACAGTTGTTTCATCAATTAGTATTAGATTACTCATTGCTTTACACCAAACAATTTTGCTTGTAGATTTGTTATGTTATTACCTACAGACCAAGTTAAAATTTGTAGTCCATCAACAACACTTTTTTGTGGCAATATGCTACCACCAAATTCTGAAATTAAAGCATTATCTCCAAAATAAATACCTGCTGTATGTTCGTTTGTATGTGTGTACCTATTTGATTTTCCTGCATTGTATATGTAAACATAACCATTATCTGGGTCATTGGAATTACTACCACCACCACCTAATCTTACATAAGAATGTCCTGTACTACTTGGCTGTGAATAAGTTCCTGTAGCTCTCATTTGTTGATGTGCAGACTGATAAACACTATCAGTTTCTAATGTGCCATTTTCATAAAATCTCAATACTGGTCGAGCATTAGAAGCATCTACTTCAAATCCTTTATATTGTAATAGGTGAACATCATATTCGCTTTCTTTTATATTTGTAAACTCCATAGTTGCTGTAGAAGAAGTAATACTTTTTTCTTCAATAAATTCTAATGAACCTAAACTAGCAACACCACCTAGTAAGCCAAACTTAGCTTGTCCAATAGGCATATTAACTCCAGTCTTGTTGTGGTACTAAATAATAATTTGTTCCATCAAAGAGAACTGTAACTATATCTATCTTTCCAGAACCAGTTGTCATTGTCCAACCACCACCACCTGCTGTTTTAGCAGCAACTGTGTTGATTGTAGAAACAACAGTTCTATCTGTGCTGTCTTGTGTAAATCGTACTGTGATAACTGTAGCTCTACCTGCTGGTAGGTTACTGATTGTCCAAGTAGTAATGTTCTCTGATAAAGCAACTGTAAAAAATCCACCAACACTTGCATCTAAAGTTAATGTACCTGAACTAGAAGTAACAGCAGTAACATCTTCTGATACTGTGTTGCCTAGTTGTATAGTGCTACTTGCAGTTTTCTCTTGTATGTTATCTACTTTAAGTATTGAACTCATAATCTATCCTTTAGGGTACTTATCTTTTGTTTCTTGTATTGTAGCTTTCCAAGCATCAAGTCCATTATGAAAAATGTCATCAAGCTGGTCTGGAATACTAGGATAAGCAAATGCTCTATCCTGCTGAACTTGTAGTTCTTCTTTTTTACTATCAAACTCTGCTTGTGTTGGTATAGTAGCTCCATCTTTTACAACTTGTACATTAGATAAAACTTCTCCATCTTCTGGATTTATCCAACCATACCAATCTGGTATATCTTTATTAAACTCTGCTAATACTATTTGAAATTCTATTTCCATATTATGTATCTCCTAATTTAAAAAATTGTATAGCTGACCTAGTTTCAGTTGTTGAACCTGCTACAGATATTGTTCCAGAAACTGTTGGCATTGTTAATTTAACTTTATCATTAGAAATATTTGTTATATCAAGAATTACAGATTTTTGAGCCATATGAGCTTGATTGCTAGGTGCTTTAACAGAAATATTAAATACTTGGTCCTCTGATGAAAAATCATCATTGGTCGTGTACATCCCTAAAACAAAATACGCAGGGCTTCCTGTTGTTACATTAGCTGTTAAATAAAAATTTACTAAATAATATCCTGTACTAGGAAAACTAAATATTCCAGATGTTTCTGTTACTCCAGAACCTAAGTTACCTTGTAAAGTTCCTGTTGGTCTAGCCCAATTAGTTATAACAGTTTGTGTTGATGTTATATTAGAAGTTATATCGTATTGGTCAGCGACTGTTAAACCACCTGCACTAATATCAGAAGTCAAAGCCATAGTTCCTGTTGTATTAGGAATAGTAATTGTCTTGTCTGAACCTAGTGAACCACCATTAGTAAGTACTGTATAGTTACCTGCTCCATCATCTATCTTTATTTGTCCTGGCATTTATGCTCCTGGCTTAGGATTGTTGTCTTTTACTTCTTTTAATGCTGTAAAAAATTCACCTGTGTTATCTAGTGTACCATTGTTTATATCGTGCCATAGCTTATCAAATTGTTCTCCAAGCTGTGGATAAACTCTATCTCTTTGGTATTGGTTAGCATCATACTCTGCTTGTAACCTAGCTTGTTCAGTAGCAATAGCTTCATCAGTAGGTTGTGTTATATCTTCACTATGCCAAGTAACAATTTCATCTCCAATTAATGTTACTTCTGCATTAGGTTCTAAACTTATTATTGCATCTAATTTACTAATCACGAGCCAATCTCCAAAGCCATTATTGATGCTGTATAATTATTAAATTGACTTCTACAACTTGTACTATCTCCATTTTTCATTTGTGCTTTATAAGTTACTGATGATGTACTAGATGGACTATCTAAATGTATTATTGTCATTGGAAAAACATTGTAATGTTCAAGGTTAGACCCATCTCTTTGTATAAATTCCCTAACTGATATAGCTGTGCTATCTCTTAGAACTTGCCATTGTGCAAAACCTGTTGCAGCGAAAGAGCCTGGTTTATCAAGTCTTACATTATCGTTGTATATTACTAAAATTTTACTACTTGCAGAACTTGGCGTAATGTTAAGTGTTACATTTGTAATATCAACATAACTTGTAGATGTAGTTGATTGTTCTGTAGAACTTGTCGTGCTAACAACTTGTAATACTTTACCACCACTAATAGAAGGGATAGCTCCATCTTTAATTAAAAGACCATCAATGGTTACACCACTTGCACCTGTATATTCATTGATTGTGTTTACTTGTATTTCACTCATAGTATTACCATTGTACCAGCATTTGTCACAGTACCTGTTATTGTAATAGGTCCTGCTAATACTGCACCCTCTGTTGAAGCAACTGTATATGTTGCAGCTTGTGTTTGATTATGTCTAAAGATACCACCTGCTGTTGATAAAGCTATTCCACCTTGATTCCAGTCAGCCATATCTGTGTTGTCTAACTCGTAGTGTATTCCATTAGCAATACCATCTGTAAGTGTAAAGTCTGAATCTCCATCAATAAGTGCAGTTGCTGAACCTACTGAACCTGGTTCAAACTGACTAGAGGTAGAGTTATAAACTAATACCTGGTCGTTTGATACACCAGAAGTAGATACATCTGATAAATCTCCAGCAGCTATTGTTATCGGTGCTGTACCATCAAAGTTATTTCCTGCTATTGCTCTTGGTGTTGCTAAAGCAGTAGCTGTTGCAGCATTACCAGTAGTGTTAGCATTTATTGTTGCGGGTAAACTTATAGTTAAAGTTTGTGCAGTAGCTGTTGTTTCTATTTCATTAGCTGTTCCTGCAATAGTTAGCTGTTGTGTATCTAAATCTACAACTGTAGTAGCAGAACCATCTCCAACTGTTAAGTTGTCATCTACTGATACAGAATCAACATAAGCTGTAGTAGCTACCTTAGTGCTATTGTCTCCTGCTGATTGTGTTGTAGCTGTTACTCCACTTGCTAATACAGAAGTAGCTGTAACATTACCAGTCGTATCTCCAGTTACATTACCTGTAACATTCCCAGTTAAGTTTCCAGTAACATCTCCAGTAACATCACCTGTGACATCGCCTGTTAAGTTTCCTGTAACGTTTCCTGTGACTGCACCAGTAAGATTACCAGTTACATTCCCTGTTAAGTTACCTGTTACGTTAGTTGTTATTGAACTTGGCAGCCCTATTGTAAATGTTTGACCACTTAAAGTTGCTTCAACTTCATTAGTAGTTCCTTGTATTGTCAGTGTTTGACTATCTAAATCTACTGCACTTGTAGTAGAACCATCTGTTATATCTAAATCTTGTGCTGTTGTTACAGTATCTACGTAAGCTGTTGTTGCAACTTTAGTAGAGTTATCTCCAGAACTTTGTGTTGTCGCTGTTACTCCATTAGCTAGGACCGATGAAGCTTGAACTGTACCTGTGGAGTTACCAGTTAAATTACCAGTTACATTACCTGTAACATCTCCAGTCACATCTCCTGTGACATTACCAGTGAGATTACCAGTAACATTTACAGTTATAGAACTTGGTAAACCTATGGTAAGTGTTTGACTTGATGCAACAGTTTCTATTTCGTTAGTAGTACCAACAATATTTAATGTTTGACTGTCTAAATCTACTTGTCCTGTACCACTTGTACCAGTGAAGTCTAAGTCTTGTGCTGTTACCTGGCTATCTACATAAGCTTTAATAGATTGCTGCGTTGATACATGTACTGCACTATTAGATGACATATCATCTTCATCTTTTACTGCATTACCTGCAACTATCTGCGTACCAGCTGTGTTAAAGTTGACATCTATTCTGTCGTTTAAATCTTCTATGTGTTGTTGAAGTGGAGACATACGTACAACAGAACCAGAAGCATGTGATAATCCAGATGATGCAGCAGAACCTGTTAAAAATCTTTTGTTTATGTTATCTAGTGTCAGTGTTTTTGTACCAACGTTAATGCTAGTTACAAGGATTACTTCTCTATTAGTTGCACTATCTGGATTTAAAACTAAATAACAAGGTGCTGTTAATGTATTGGAAGCTGAATCTACTACAGAGTTTACTGTAAGTGTTAAGTCAGATGCACCGATAGTACCTGTTAAGGTTGTCTCATAAGCGTTTAATAAGTTAGTTTCTTGTGCTGTCATTCTATCCTAGTTTTCCTACTCCTAATAGTTCTATTCCTAATCCTACTCCAGATGTTGAAGTTTGTATTACTTTACTACCTCTAAATCTAACTAAGCAATAGCTTGTAACAGAACCTCTAGGACTTATCTCCTCAATAGGACTGCTAACATTTTCTATTATACCTCGTAATAAAGTATCTGGTCTGAATATCTCTAATTGAACATTCTTACCTTCTTTATTTCTTAACGCCTGGTAAACCAAATCACCTTGACCATTAACTCTTAAAGCTTTTCTAAATGGTCGTTCTACTTGGTCCGATATATTAATAGGCATATCTACAACTAAGTCATTAACTAACTGGAAACCTCTAATAGCAAAAGCTAACATCTCTGGTGTTTGTGTAACATCATCAGTATTAAGTTCTATTTTACCTGCTATCCATCTACCATCTACTAGAGTCATAACCTCTTCATCTCCACCAGTACCAGAAAATACAGATACTTGTTCGGACCATGTGGTAGCTGTTGGATTATTTATATCAGAAGCAATAGTAGAACTGTATAACTTTACTGAACCAGAAGTTACTACATTAGTATTTAGCTTTGCACCTACCCACTGTTTCTTTTCTGATGTAAAGAAATCTGCAAGCGGTGTAATGATATATCCTGTAGCTACATAGTTTGTGCTTTCTCTATAAGCACCACCAGCAGATACAGTAGAAAACAATCTATCAGAGAAAACAGCTATGCCTCTAACAATGCCGCTTTCAGCAAACTCCAAGTCTCTAGCTATACCACCTGTTGGTAAGTAGTATCGCCACAAATTAGTTTTGCTAGCGCTATCAATAATACCTGTATAGATACTATCTCTTGTAGATATAATTCTGTAAGGTGCCTGGTCTAAAGTAGAAGCTCCATCACCCCATTGTTTTATTAATTGTGCATTAATCAAGACATATAAACTATTAGCGTTAGTTATTTCTGCTCTATATAATCTACCTATCTTTCCACTAGCTGTGTTCTGATAAGTACCATAGAAGATAAACCCTTGCGCTGCATCTATTGCATTAGGCACTTCACCTTCTACAAAAGTTTGTCCTTTAATTGTTAATGTAGATGATTCATCTGCTAAAGAATATATATAGCCATCATCTGCACAAGCAAGAACTACTGCACCACCATCAGTAACATCTGTCCAAGAACTACCTGTTGGCAATGCTTTTATTGTTGCTGGATTAGAAGTACCTGTTACTTCATAGAGTTCTCCATTGGTGCCACTTGCAACTAATCTACCCTTCATACTCCATATATTGTCAAAAGTTTTGTGATTGTTGTGTACTGCATAACTACCAGCACTGTTTCTTATATAGATATCTCCATTAGCTACTAGGTATAATTTAGTTCCTAAGATAGCCATACCAGAAATATTATTACCACCACTAGGAGTACCATCATCTGCGGCACTACCTGTTAATGGTGTTGCTATTATCTTTAAAACTGGACCAGAAGAATAAAATATTTCTCCACCTAACTCTTGCATATAAAGATTTGTTTCAGTAGATGTTTGTACTTCATCAGTATCATGCAGTAAAGATACGTGGTACTCTTCACCAGCTTCTTTGCCACTAAATACATCAATACCTTTACTATCCCAAAACCTTGAAAAATCTGTATCGGCTGCATTTCTTCTATGTGCTTTATCTAGACCACCACCACCAGCAAAATCTGTTCTGGAGAATATCTGACCAAACTCTTGTTGAAAATCTTCTGGTGTTTCTGATGTTTGTATAGCTTGTGCCTGGAGAGGAGCAGTGTTTATATTCATCTGCCTTCCTGGTCCAACAGCAAAGCGTAAGAATAAATCATCTAGGTTTGCTTCAAATCCTTGTGACTTAGGTTCAGATGTATTAGAGGGTGAAGGTAATACAGACATTATGCACTGTAGTTAATGTTGCTTATTGCTACTGCTTGTGGATATAAGCTGCGTAAATCTCCTCTTGCTTCATCAATAAGTAACGACCTTAATCTTAGCAAAGCGTTTCTTAATCTTTCACCAGAACCAACTGGATAACTCTCTGCAGCTAATTTCTCTGTAATAAATTCTTGTGTCGAAGCATCTACATCTGTTGCTCCCATAATATCTGCTACTGCTCCTACCATAACTATTTGTTGGTAGTTATCTTCTAGCAAACATACAGTTGCTAAGTCATCTGCTTCAGTAGCTGGTCTAGCAAATTTTCTTTTAACAACTAAGTAAACTGTTTTACCTAGTGATGTATTAGAAAACTGTACAGCTGCACCTGTTGAAGATGGTGGGAAGTTAGTAAGTAACTCTATTCCAGCTGATGTATATTGCGCACCAGAAGAGTTCTGTACATAAGAATTAATTACAAGAACTGTAGTTGCTGGTACTTCTGCAAAGGTAGAATTAGAAGTTACATTAGTTGTAGTTACATTATATAAACTTGGGTATAGTCTTTCGATGTTGTCAGCTAGTGCATCAAACACAGACTTACGAGGAAACGTAGGATTAACATATAAGTTTACTTCATCTGCATGAGAAGCAGCATCTGTACCTGCGTATCCTCTTGATACAGTTAAAGTCCTGGTAGAAGTATTAGCTGAAGTAACTAGCATTAACTCCTGGTCAATTTCTATTAAGGCACCATTGCCCAAAAGATTCTCTTCTTCAGCACTAAACAAGTTATTTTCATAAGTTAAAGAAGTAACTGAATTGTTTATAGCTCCTTCTAATCTTGAGAACGCAGATAAGTCATCTGGTTTATTTAAAAAATCTCTATATATTCTGTCCACTAATGTGCTTACTGCTGCCATATATCTCCATATTACTAGAGGGAGAAGTATTTATCTCCCTCTAATAAATATACTATCTATCCCCTAATTAGGCGGTAGCTAGGTTTGTTATTTTTGCATGGAATTGTTCTGGACCATATTCTAATCCAATTTCTCCATAGACTTGATACTTGTAAGCTGCTCCAGATTGAGCTAATGGCTCAACGAAGAAGTGTCCTTTTCCTGGAATGTCCAAGAAAACTGGCTTACAAAATGATAAGTCAGCAATCAAGATATCATCAGTTGGTATGTGTCGTTCAAAAACAATACCTACTTGACCGAAGTCAGTTTCGATTGTTGTAATGTTAACACCACCGATTGTTCTATCTCTTGGCGCTAATGCTAACGCACTTGAATAGATTGATGATAGCTTTTGCTTTTGAAAAGCATTAGCAAAGATAACTGGTTGCTCGAAAGGAGCGCCAGAATCTGCCATTTTTTTCATAGCTGAATCTACCATAGCTTGTGTAAGAGCTGCTGCTCCACCTGCAACTTCATTAGTTGAAACTGCTGTGAGCATTCCTCTTGATTTACGAGCTGTTGATACATCTGTATCAGCAACATAGGCACCTTGTATAAAGGTATGCTCTATGTCTCTTGCAGCTCTTTTTAGTGACATATCTAATTGAAACGCCAATTCATCTTGAACTGGTTGGTTACCAATGATAGATTGTCCACTTAAGTTTCCTACAGCTGCTTGCTTTGTATAGGAAACGTTTACACCATATTGCATAATCTGTGTAACGTTAGTTACTTCGCTTCTTGTTCTCTCTGCAAATGATGGGTCCGCACCTTCAACTGCTACTGTTTGAGCAGCTGCTGCGTTGTCCACTGTTTGCCAAGTGAATTGTTTAGAAGTTACAGATTTACCGCCTGTCATGCCACCGATGGCTGATAGGAAAGGTGTGTCGTTAGGGGTTATGTTAAATAACTCTCCTACGTAATTAGGCAAATCATACGAATCGCCCATTCCACTTACTGCACCCATTTAATTCTCCTTTTTTTATTTAATTAATAGAGAATAATTTTTATAATTTTTTCTCCATTAGGGCTTTTAATTTTTCTGCTTTGAGATTTGAACTTGTTTGCCAATCACCATCTTGCTGCGCTTGTGCAATTTGGTCATCTACGCCTACTGGTTCAACTGGTACTGATGCTTCTATAACAGTATCTAAGTTCTGTTGACTTGTTACTACCCTTGCTTTTTGTGCATCTTGTTCCTGGACCACTTCAGAGGATTGACCCCATCCATAGTTTTCAGAAGCAAATTGTTTAATCGCATCTGGTTTTAACTCACCATCATATAAACTCTTAAGGGCTTTACCTTCACCAGCGGAAGTGTCAAATCCTGCTTCTTTAAAAACAGAGTCTGCCATAACCGACTTAAGCTCTTTATTTTCTGCTTCAGTCTTTTTAAGCTGTTCCCTCAACTGTTTCAAAGGATTACTTTCCTCTTGAGTTTCATCTACTGTATTTTCTACATTATCCATTTTTTCTCCTCTCCCAGATTTTCTACTAACTACATTATCCTGGGGTAAACAATGCGATAGGCGACTAATTATATATAAGTACAATGAGAATAGTCAGCCACTTCTAGCTGTACTGAACGAAGCGATTTAAGTACGCAGCTTACACGCTTGAAATAAGCTGGAGGTGCAGCATCAATTTATATTCGGAGAACGCCGCAATCCGATACTTTAATTATATACTAACAAACTAAAATAGTGGGGTTTTATCCCCACTATTTATACGTTCACGAAAGGAAGGTTATCTAATCGATTGCTCGAAGAGAGTCCTTAATATTATTATACACGAAAAAAAACTATGTAACCTTTTTTAAAGTAGAAGAGTCTAAGTAGTGTAAACAACAAAAGGAGATTATGTACATAGTAAAAAAATACACACTGAGAGAAAAGAAAAAGAAAGGTAGTAAATACAAAGTAGAAGAAGTTTATTACATAAAGTTTTTGACTGTAGATTTAGCGAAAGAGTACATTAAAGAAGAAGAAAAAAGTTATCCGAGAGAAAATTACCATGGAAACAAATCTTATTTAGTGGACACAGAAATTTATAAAAAGATAAATAAATAATTTAAAGCAAAGCCCTAACTGTTTGTTTGTTTCTAGTTGGGGTTTTTGCTATTCCTGGGTTAATCCAGTTACCCTTGAACCTCTACGTGCATATCCAGTACTAGCAGAAAACATTGATGTCTCTTCAGCTTCTAATCTTCTTATGTTCTCCAACTGGTCTGGGTCCTGGAACACAACAGCTTGAGTAAACTCTTCTAATGTTAAAGCATCATCACTTGGTTCTTGTCTTTGTTGCAACTCCTGGAGTCTTGGTAAATCTTTTTGTGCAGCTGTGTATAGTTGTCTAGCTTGTGCTTGATTTAATCCAGCTTTTCTTAAGTTCTCTGCTTCTGTTCTTGTAATAGTAAAGCCAGCTCTTGATGCTTCTCCACCAATCTGTGCAGCTGTTATCCTGCCAGAGATTATCTCTTCTCCTATTGATGGGTCCAATGCTCCCATAAAGATTGCTTCTGGAGTTAAGTCCACATTGTAATTAGTTGAGAAAAAGTTTTGTACTCCTTGTATGTTATCTACAATACCTTCGTATGCAGCACCAACTCTTTGTTGAAACTCACGTGCAGATACTTCGCCTTCTAATAAAGATACGAACTGCGGTGCTAGTAATACTTTAGATGTTTGTTCTGGAATACCATACTCAACTAAAGTACCTATGTAAGACTGCTCCAATGCTTTGTACGTAGTTTCATTGTATCTAACTTGTCCAGTATCTGGATTGTAGTTACCAGGAAACTCTGCTTTATAAACATCTGATTGTCTTACTTCTTGTATTGCTGTTACTGGATTACCAGATTGTGACCAAGTGTTTGCAAACAACTGCAACAATGTATCAGACATATTTGGATAAAGTAACTTTGCTTCTTCTAAGAATGTAGCCATTATTGATTAACTCCTAAGTTAGTTTCTACCGAACCAGCAGCTCCACCTAATGCTTCTTCTAATGCTCTAGTTGCTTCTACTGTAACTTGTCCTACGTTTTGTTCTAAACCTTTTTCTCTAAGTAATGTTTGTGATGCTTCATAGTCATTAGTAGCTACCATATCCTGCCACCATCCTTGTGTCTCATCTGCTTCTTGTCCCCATATCTGTCTAGTGATTCCTCTATAAGGACTGACTATATCATCGTATGTTAATTCAGTATTAGTGTGTTTAGGAAACAAAGCTAATCTACTTGTCTTTAAACTTTCAACTAATGCAGCTTCATAGTCTGGATTGTTTCTAATCCTTCCAGCTTTCTCTGCAACTTCTGCATCTGTTAAGCTGCCAAACACTGGACCAAGCCATTGTGTATATAAACCTCTTACTCTATCTTCTTGTTCAGCAGTTCTGTTTAATCCACCAACACCACCGCCATCTATGTATTCTGAAAACTTAGCATCTCTTACACCACTTCTAAATGGGTCTGCAAATAAAGCTAACTGTTCTGTTGTATAAGCTTCTGACCATTCACCAGTTACCCACTTGTTTGCTATCCATCCAGACAAAGAATCTGGTGCAGCTAACTCTTGATTAGTATCTGTATCATAACCACCAGATACTCCTGCAGCTTTAAGTGCTGAAGCAACTTGTAGTTTATAATCATTAGCTTTTTGTGTAGCTGTTAATGGGTCAGCTGTGTACTCTTCTAACCAAGAACGTTCAGCTTCATTGTGTGTCTTATACCAGTTAGTAGAAAACCATTCTGCTCTTGTTACTTCTCTACCTTCTAGTGCAGCTTCAGCTATTAAGGCAACTGAATCTGGGTCTAGTATCCAAGGTTGTATAGTAGCTTCTTTAGCTAGGTTCTCTGCAAAAGATGTAAATGGATGTGGTGCTTTACCTGTTGCTGGGTCATTACCTGGAAGGTCTGCACTGTTACCAGCTATAACTCCCATTAAGTCTAAGTCATCATAAGAGAACTTAGCATTGATAAAAAAGTTTTCTCCTGGAGTAACAAAGCCAGCTTCTATTGGGTCATTGTCTTTTACCTCATAGAACATAAAGATTGTGCTGCCCTGGTATAAAGAACCTGCACCTGGTACAGCATATCGTAAGAAGAGTTGTCCTTCTACATCTACTAAGTCTGCACCTTCTGGTATATTGTTAAACTGATTTTTTTCATTACTTAAAACTTGTTCTTGTGACTGTCCACCACCAGTTGCACCTTCATCGCCGCCTTCACCGCCGCCTTCACCACCACTTGGACCACCACTTGGACCGCCACTTGGACCACCACTTGGAGAACCGACATTGCCTGTTATATTATTAACAACTGATTCTATATATTTTGTTTCTTCTTCTACTTGACCTCTAGTATCTACTGTCTCTCCTGGTTCTTGACCAGCTACCATTCCTGCTGCTCCTGGTATCAATAGGTCTGTATCTTGTTTAAAATCTACTGGACCTAGTACTCCAGTCTCTACATAATTTTTAATGTACTCTGTTTCTTTTTCCATAAGACTTCTAACATCTACACCTACTGGTGGATTTGCTTTGAGTACTTGCATAGCTATTACTTTTTCTACATCTTTAGGATTGTTAAGTAAGTTCTTAGCTTGTTGTAATGTTGGAGGAGGTGTAACAGCTTTAGCTTCACGCATAAATCTATCTTGATATGGGTCAGTAATCTTAGGCATATTTTTTGCTGCATCTATTGCACCACGTATTACTGATTCAGATTCACCTATTTGTCTTGTTAATTGAAATATTGCTGAACTATTTAAGTCATTATCTCTAGCGTATATAACTAACTCTGGCAATGTTTTTATGTCTTTGCGTTCTTCTGCCATTACTTACTACTTTCCATACTATATTGTACTTCATTATCTTGGTTATCGTTGGAGGTTACATTATTGATTCCTTTAAATAATGTTTCATAAAAAGGTTTTGTAAGTTTGTATGTTATAGACCATTTGTCATCTACCTCACCAAAGTTGTCAAAGAAATCTACATCTTTGTCTATAGCTTTAGTTGCAGCATTAGCTACATCTGCGGCAAGAACTAATGTTTCATAGAACGCAAGGATACCTGCTGCTGGTCCAGTAAAAGCTGTTGCTCCATACTTAGTACCTAACTTAGATAAACCTTTCTCTATTACTTCTTGTCCCACATCTAACTTACTTAACCCTTTAAGAACTTTGCTAGCAAACTTAGGTTTTGTTTTAACCATATCTTCTGCTGTCTTTAGTGCAGCTTCACTGTGATTATCTACGAATGCTTTTCGTACATTATCTAACACTTCCTGCTTAGATTTAGGTGCAGTATCTCTAGTTAAGCTAGTACCTTGTCTATCTAAAGGTTTATCTAGTATGGTATCTATTGCTGCTTCTGCTTCTTTAAGGTCTTGATTAGGTGCTACCCATAAGTTTAAGGTGTCATCTATACCAGCTGTCTGCATTGATACTGGAGATAGTGGAGTGAGCTTACCTGTCCTGGAGTTCTGTACTAATAAATTTAGACCAGCATCCTGTACTTTTTCTATAAAGGTTACAGCTGGTGCCATGTGCATAGTACCTCTTACCTTAAGACTAATATCTGGTTTAACTATAGATTGCGCTACATCTGTAAAAGCAGCTGTCTTTGTATCTATCTTTTCTACTTCATAAAAACTAATAGGTTTAGGTAATTTCTTTTTAACAATCTTTTCAACTTCTGCTTGTGAAATATCTAAACTGCTTTTAAGTTCACGTTGTCCATCTATAATTCGAGGACTATAAGTAACAAGTTGTTCTTGTGTTACATGTTCAATATTTTTTATTACATCACCAACAAATGAATCATCTACTTGTACTTGTCTTGAGTTAGTTAATCTCCAATAGAAATTGTCTGTCCTATTTAAATAATCTTTAGTCTTATCTACAAGAAATGTTTTATAAGAATCTAAAGTTTCTTGAAGAGTAGTTGCTGTAAGTTGTTTGTTTTTACCTATTTCGTAATCTATATTGCTAATTAACTTTCTTTGAGCATCAAAATTTTTTATTTGTTCTGGAGTAAATTTATTTAATGCAGCTATTCCTTTACCTAAATCTACAGATTCTGTAACTACTGTTCTTGTTAAATCTATTTTTGCATTAGTTACATATTCCGAAACTGAAATAGCTATATCAAATATATCATTGTCTGTTCCAGCAATAACTGCAAACTTACCTTGCTTCATTAGTGTTGCTATTTCTAAAGGAGTAGAGTTTAAATTACCAGACAATCTTTTTAAATTATCCATACTCTGGTCTATAACGTGTGCTATTGTTTCATTGTAGTTATCAAACAAGCTAATATCGTTTGCTTCTAAACCAGCATTAGCTAACTTGTTCATTGTTTTAATTGTTATATCTTCTTCTAGGTTTATTAAATCAACTAATATTTTTCCTACTTTTTTTTCTGATTCTACAACACCTATGTCATTTATCTTTACTAAGAAGTCATCACCTATTACATCAGCTAAGGTGTAATGTGTCATATCACCTGGTGCTGTTAACAACTCACTTAATAATGTCATGTCAAAGTCTTTAGGTTTATACCCTACAAACTTAATAAAATCATCCATTGACTTCATTAATTTTTTTAAATCTATCTGGGTATATTCTGACCTATTACTTAAATCTGGTACGTAATTACTTATGTAATTTACACTTCTCCTAGAAGCTTCAAAAGGTATTATTGGTGCAGTTGTTGCTGCAGCTATGTTGGCTAACTCTTCTTCAGTAGCCATAACTATCTTTTAATTTTGTTTTCTTTTAAGAATTTTTGTTTCTTTAACTGTCTGTTTTGTCTGGATAACTTCATTTGTTCTTGATAAGACATTTCGTTTATAGGTTTCATTCTGGTTCCATTGTGGACAAAATATCATCTATTGTAAATTTATCTTCGTTATCTCTGACTATCTCTGTTTTAATTTTTGCACCCTCGAAGCTACCAGCTTGTTGTGGTACTTGTGATTCAAACTGTACATCACTTACTGGTTGTGTTCTATTAGGAACTAATGCTGATAACATATCTGCTGCATACTTTTGCATTGGGTCTATGCCTGGAACCATACCATCATCTTGTGTATTTAATTTAGGTGGTCCTTGTATTTCTTGTTTGTTCTGTTGTATATAACTTTCAACATCTACATTGACTGGTTGCTTTTCTAGGTATCCAGAATACTTATCCATAACGCTGCTTACGTACTCTTGTATGTTAGGTCCAAAACCTTCTATGTTCCCTGTGTCCCCTATCGCATCGATACCTGCGTTCATAGCGGTGTTAGCTTTACCTGGACCACCATACCAAGCAACTGCTACTAAGTCCCAAGAACCATACTTATTGTAATATTCAGAAAACTTATAAGCTGCAACGATGTCTTGCATCTCTGGTGTTCTCCAGTCTGCACCTTCATATCCTGCTTGTTTAGACCATTTGTTCCAGTTAACATCTAAGATACCATAAGCACCTAATGCCTGGACATCTATAATCTCGCCATTGTAACCCTTCATCTTGGTTGGTTTATGTTCAAGCAGATAATTGCCGCCAGCGTTCTCTTGCTCTTTAATGGCTTCCATAAATGAAATTAGTTCTTGTTGATTCATATTACTAATTGGGTCTGTTAGCGATACTATTAAGAATAGTAGCCCTAGTATTCCTTGCACTATAATTCTCTCCTAATCTGCTTTTCTCTTTGTCTGTTATCATATCGAACTTTTCTCTCATTCTACTTTCAGCATCTATCTGTGTAAGACCTTGGTCCTCGATAGCGCTTTGTACATTGTCAGCTGCATAGTTTCCATAATCACCAGCAAGTATTTCCTCACCAGTCATCTCTGGTTGTTGTTGTGCTGTAGCAGCTAAAGATTGATTCTGTTGATAAGAAGCTTCTGCTTCTTTGTACATTGTGTTAGATAACAGTTTAAGTTCAGAGGGATTAGGGTCTCTGTTTAAATCTGCAGCATAAAGTCTTTTTACTTTCTGTGCAATAGTTGCTGGGTCAGCTGGTAAGTAAGTCTCTGATTGTGGTATCTCTGGTACTGGATTAGCAACATATTCATCTAATGTTGTTTTCCATGCAGCACCATTAAGTTTTTCTATATCAGTAATACCACCTCTATTTGCTCTGCTTAACACTGGAGTAAAAGCTCTTTGAGTTGCTAGGTCCCATTCTCCTGGCATAAATCCATCACCAACACTAAGTAGATTAGAGTTAATTAAATCTGCTTGTATGCCAGCAATCTCTTCTTCTGATTTGCCAGCGAATAAGTTAACTAAATCTGTTTCAGTATAGAAATCTGTAGCACCAGAACGTGGAGGAACATAGTTAGCTGGTACACCTAAGACTGCATCTTGATTACCGAACTGTCCATATTGTTCAGTAGCTGCTGCTAATGCAACATTATCTCCTGTAACACCTGTTATGTCTTGTCCAGATGTAGCAAAGTCTATGACATATTGCGGAATGTTTGAAGATAATAAATATAAAGAAGCATCTTGTATTGTAGGTGCTGATAGTATATCTACTCTTTGTTCTGTTGTTATACCTATTTGATTGGTACCTAGTGAATCATCTTCATTAATCTGAAGTATTATACTTTCTATTCTTTGTAAAAATTCATCAACTGTCATTTAATCCTCTTATTAATTCTATATCTTCATCTGCTTCTCGGAGTTCTCTTTCAAAGATTTCTTTTGCTAAGGGTCCAAACTCTGGGTACTTAACCAATATACCTTGCATCTTGTTTCTTAACAAGCTTCTAAATGGTGCTAGTTTGTTTGAACTTCTAAAAGATTTGTCAGTATAGGTAGGATTTAATTTTTTTGTTTCTGCAATTACTGCATCTCTAGTCTTTACATACTCAACTAAACCTAATGCTGCTGGGTTAGTTGCCAGTGAACTGTCTAGTTGATAGCTAACTGGGTCGAACCATGTGTACAATTCATCAATCAAATCATCCATTTCTGGTTTAGTTTGTGAATAGTCTATGCTTCTACCATAACCTGGGTACTTACTAGCTATCTCTGCTTTCTTATTTCTTTTAGCTTGTACAGAAACCTTATCGTTTCTTACTAACAATCCATTCTCTTTAACAAAGTTTTCATACTCAACGCTGCCTAATAGAATATTCTTAGCTTGTTGCCATTGTTCTATAGTTCTAGGAACTCTATCTCCACTAATAATCTGATTCCAATATTGTTCGTACATGAACTCTGAATTAGTTTCATCTATTAAGAATGCGTAAGTTAAATCAAATTTCTCTACAAGTTCTGGGTTATTTCTCTCCCATGTAGCACCATCGGCTGTGACTGGTCTTTTCTTTATAGTCTCTGTTCTACTGGTAGCTAATGTAATTGGGTTAAATCCAAATCTCTCTACGAATGTTTTAACTGCTGTAGAACTATCTGGTGAAGCATTAGATATATTTCTATACTCTTCGGCTAATGTTTCAAACAAGAATAGTTGTCCTGTCTTATCAGATATCTCATACTTAGGGCTTACAGCACCAGATGGTCCTATAGCTTGTGAGATACTTCTAATAATAAATATATTCCTGGCGTAGTCTCCTGCTAACTCCATACCTTCATTAGCACCTTCTGGAGAACTATCATCAATCTTTCCTGCATACACCAAAGCTTTATACACATCAATGGTTGTATTGGAGAACATACGTTTAGATTCTGCTCCACCTATTCCAAAAGCAGTACCTAGTTTCTTTAACCAAGATGGTGCTGGTGCTAATGATGTTATAACTTCACTAATAGTTTCTGTACGAGGTGGTGCAAAGTCTCCAAACAATACTGTCTCTTCCCATTTACCTGGTCTCAATACATTAAACTTACGATTAATAAATGCAGCTGGAACTGTAATAGTTGGACCGAAACCTGGTATTAAGTTACCTGCTATGTTTAAAGAACCAGCAAAGACTGGTAGGTTAACTTGTACACCATTTTCTGTTAAGTCTTTAAACATCCACTTTTGTATTAATCCTTCTCCTGGGTAACCAAACAACTCTTCATTAGTATTTGGGTCTTTGTAAAAGAATCCTTTTTGTCCAGAATCATCAAACACTGGGTTAGGTTTTTGTGCTGACTGTACAAGCTGCTGCGCTCTACGTAAAGGTCTGCCTTGATTTTCTACAAGTAATCTACTCCAAGTACTAAAGATTTCTACGTATGCTTCACCGAATGGGAATATTCCTCTAGTTGCATTACCTAATCTAGTTCTAGTAGATACATCATAAAGCAGTTTTTTAGTTTCAGTAAGCGCATGTGATGCACCTATCTTATCTATAATCTCTACTTTGTTTATGCCACCTTTAACTCCTTGGTAACTTTCTAATTTTTTAAGTACAGCTTTTTCATTCTTAGTTCCTGTAGCTAGTCCAGCTTCTTTAGCTTGTTGTACTAACTTCTTAAGTGTTGCTGCATTAGCATGTTGTGCAAAGTCTCCCACTTTGTCCCAGTAATGAAACTTAAAGGTTGGCGCTCTTGACATTGTCTTAGTCGGAATAGTCATAAAGAAATTAAAAGATTCATCTACAAAGTCATCTAACCTTCTAGTTTGTGATGTCATTGCATTCTTTAACTCTCCACGTGCTTGTTCTGGTAATACTTTTTCAAACTTCTTAACAAAATCTTTTTTCATCTTTTCTTGATTTTTTCTTAACTGTGTAGTTATAGAAGTGTATTCAGCATCACTAAGCTGACCAGCCCAGTATTTACCCATGTCTATATTTTCTAACCCTACTAACTCTGCAGCATCCATTGCTTCATCTGACAAAGCTTTAAGTAAATCTTCTTTACCATTCTCATCTATCCAGTTTCTAGCAAGTCTTGCTCTATTACCTTTAGTGCTTGTCTCTACAATTCCACCAGTAACTTGTGCTACTGAAGCATTTGCATAGTAAATAAACTCTTCTGCTTTAGCTTTACCTGGCGCACCATTAAAACCAGCTCCTTTAAAAGCGTGTCCTTCTGCACCTGTAACTTTTCTAATATGATTATTTAATGGGTTACCTTGTGTCTGTGCTTCTTTAATTAATTTATTTAGCTGCGCTTTTCTAGTAGCAGTATTTGGTTCTAGTTGTATTGCAGCAAGTCTCCTGGACAATGGGTCAAACTTGTGTTGCATAAAGTTTCTAAATGATGCTTCACCCCAAGCTTTTCTATTCTCTTGTCTTGATACTGTAGTAAATCTACCTGTTCCACCTGTTCTCCTGGAAGCAGAAGTTATACCTGCACCATTCAAAGTTACATCAATAAACTGTGCGCTATCTTCAAAAGAACCTAATAACATCTTGCTTGATTCTTTTTGTTTACCTGTAGCTCTAGCAATCATCTGTGCTGGATGTGTAATAACATTCGTAACACCAGAAGATAACATTCTTAGTTGCTCTTCTGCTATAACTCTTACTGTCCATGCTGGTCGTAATAGAACTAATGGTTTGAATAAAGCACCATAGTACCAGTCCATAAATCTTCTGGTTGATTCTACATTTCCAGAAGCTAGTAATTTAGTTCCTACTTTTCCTAGTGTGTCATCTAATGCTTTAGCAGAACGTAACAAAGCTTTAGGGTCTGGTAGAAATATTTCATCTGCTAACTGTGATGCAACTACTGGGTCTAATAAGTTTTCAACACCATTTAATTTACCACCTTGTAATTGTCTTAATACATTAGTTATTGGTAAATCCCCACCAGATGAATCTATTGCATAACTTCTTACAGTATCTTTGTTTTTCTTAGCAGTTCCAATAAACCTTGCTTGAACACTTAATCCTTCATCAACTAATTTAGTTTGCCATTCAGTTAACTTTGTTGCAGCTTTTTTAACAGAAGTATCTTTATCTACTCCTGCTAGTCCACGTATAACAGCTGGTTTAAAATTTCTTTCTATAAAGTTAGTAACAACTAATGCTGTTTGTGTAGGTGCATCTGCTGCACTAAGTGCTTTCATAGAATCTTTCATAAATTTATTTGTAGTTTTAGCAGCTGCATCTTTATCCATACTTGATGTAGCTAAACGTATAAATCTATTTAGTGAAACTAAACTATCATTTTTATTTTCTGTAACAAGTCTTGTTCCATAAGTTCTTTCCATCATTTTTGTCATGTTGTTACCAGCACGTTTAACTGTAGGAACATTATTTAATGTTGCCTTTACTAATAAATTCTCATTAACTAATTCTTTAGTAAGCGCATCATCTATCTCATCGAATGATTTACCTTTATTGTTCGCTTTAAATTTATCTAAAGCAACATAAAAATCATAGTCATCAATATTATTTTTTGATGTTGCAATAATATCTGATGTATTGTTTTCCCATAAAAATTGTTTAAACTTTACACCATTCTTACCAGCAAGAAATTCTTGTGATGTTGGTCCAAATATAGTTTTACGTGTTCCCTGGAGTAATCCAGTGTTTTCAAATAACTTGCCTACGTTACTTAAGTTTTCTAATTCAGTAAATGTTTTAGCACCAGCTCTAAGTTTTCCTACTCCTAGTGTTGCAAGACCTACTGGGTCTAAAAAGATTTGTGCAAGTATGTCTAAAGCACCAGTTATGTTGTTGTAGGCAGCTGTACCTGGTTCTATAATCTCATCCACTGGTTTAAATAACCAACGACCAATAGTTACTGTTGGTTTAAGTCCAGCTTCTTCAAATCTCTCTGCTCTCTCACCAGTAAACTGTATTGCTTCTTCTGCTTTTTTTCTTTGTTGTTCATAAATCTGTACACCTAAAACATTATCTAGTACAAACTCTCTAGCTACTAATGGGTCAACACCAGCTGCTAACATGTTTTTGTATTCATCTGTTTGTGTTGGGTCAGTGCTACCTAAAAACCATCCTGTACCTAGGTCAACTTCTTTACCTGCTGCTTCAGCTTGTGCTTTCATATCTAGTAATGAAGATTTAGATTTACCTTTAGCTTCATCGTGAGTCATACCTTGTTGTCTGCCTTCTAAATACCTAACTCCTCTAGCAGCTCCTGCTTCCCATAAGTTTTGGAATCCTAGGAATAAACCACGTGATGCACCTTTTGCTTTTTCTTTAACACTGATAGCTTCACGTAATTTAGAAAAACCATTCTGTTCTTTAGCTAAAGATTCTTTTAAAACTATTTGTCCTAATCTAGGGTCATTATCACTAATACCTAACTTGACTGCACCTACTAATGAACCTTTACTTATTGTTGGATATTTTTTAACAATAGCTGAAGCTTGGTTAGCCATAGCTTGTGTAGCTTGTGTTGGTGCAACAGATTTTTGTATCGCTCTTTCTGTAGCAGAATCATCTGCAAAAGAAGCTGCATCAAAGGTACTGTATGCCATGTTACCCTTTTAATAAATTAGCTAGTAAAGGGTCACCTGTTAGGTCAAAAAATTTCTGTATTAATTCTTCTGTAGATTCTGTTGGTCCTTGTGAACCTACTCCTGGACCAAAGTCCAGTCCATCTTCTACTGGTCGTAATGGTTGGTCAGTAGGTGCAAACACACTACTTTGTAAAGCACCACCTAAGTTTTGTCCTGGCGTTGGAGCAGCTGTAGGTGTCTCTTGACCTAAGTTTAAATTCTTAACTTCATTATTTAATTCTTTTAATGGACCTTTTTCTCCATAAGTCATTCGAGATTGGTCAATTACATTTTGAGATGCTGGAGGTATTGCTGCGTTTCTTTTAGTAATCCTGGTCGCCATCTTCATCCTCCTCATACTCTTCTAAAAAAATTGGTTCTGATATTACAAAAAATTGTCTAGGCATGTGTTGTTGTGCGATAGTACGCAAGATGTGTTGTCTTTTAATATAATCTTCTAGGATTATGTCATCACATTCTTCATCAACTTCTGCTAGATGGGTACAAACAATCTCTTCAAATAAATCAAGCATTGCCCATCATTCCTAAAGCTTGTTGTATAGAAGGTGCGGGACCAGTGGTGGCTGGACCCATACCTTCAATCATTGCTGTCTCTTCCTGCGGAATCTCTGGTTCTTCAGCTGTAAAAAATTTATCTAATATGTTTTGCATATTCTCTGGGTTTTTTCTTATCTGTACTACAGCCATGATAGCTTTCTGGTCACCTTGACTTGCTTGTGCCATAAGCGTATCTTCTAAAACTTTATCCATCTTTTCTTTTGTTATTCTCTCATTAACTCTTACAAGATTATCTAAACCATCTAGGTTCTCTTGTAATGTTTGTGTGTCAATAACTCCAGAACTAAGTAGTTGCAGCCCTGTAACTATCTTCTGTGGTTCATCATATCCAGCCATAGCTCCATACACTCTTCGTGTCTTATAAGATTTTTGTATGTCTTTAACTGGTTCGTATGTTTCTGAAAAGAATTTATTATCTCTATAACCAGAAAGTTCTTTAGTCATACCACCATACATTACTTCATCCCATTCAAGTCTTTTAGCATCTATCTGTTCTATAGCATCAGCCATAATGGTGTGATACTC